ATTGGAAATGAAATGGTACAAAATTATTCTGACTATAAAGCATCAAGAAAAGATTGGGAACAATCTTACAAAGCAGGTCTTGATCTTTTAGGATTTAAATATGAAAACAGAACAGAACCTTTTCAAGGAGCAAGTGGCGCAACTCACCCAGTTCTTGCAGAAGCAGTTACACAGTTTCAAGCACAAGCTTACAAAGAATTATTACCAAGTGATGGACCTGTAAGAACACAAGTCATCGGTGCTAAGACTACACAGACAGAACAACAAGCACAACGTGTTAAAGATTTTATGAACTATCTTGTTATGGATCAAATGAAAGAATACGAAGAAGAGTTTGACTCAATGTTATTTCACTTACCACTTGCAGGATCTACATTTAAAAAAGTTTACTATGATGTACCACTAGGTAGAGCTGTATCAAAATTTGTACCTGCAGATGAATTAGTAGTTCCATATACTGCAACGAGTTTAGATGATGCTGAATCTATAATACATACAGTTAAGATGTCAGAAAACGAATTAAGAAAACAACAGGTATCTGGTTTCTACAGAGATATAGATTTAGGCCCACCTGATAATGTTGAAAAAAATGATTTAGAAAAAAAAGAAAGAGAACTAGATGGCACTAAGAAAACAGGTAGACAAGAGTCTATGTATACTTTGTTGGAGTGTCACGTTAACTTAGATTTAGAAGGTTTTGAAGATACAAATTCTGAAGGACCAACTGGAATAAAATTACCTTACATCGTAACTGTTGACGAAGGTAGCCGATTAATTCTTTCTATTAGAAGGAATTATGCGCCCGATGATCTAAAGAAAAATAAGATCCAATATTTTGTCCACTTCAAATTTCTGCCAGGACTTGGATTTTATGGCTTTGGACTCATTCACATGATTGGCGGATTGAGTCGTACGGCAACGACGGCTCTCCGTCAATTATTAGATGCAGGAACATTAGCAAATCTACCTGCAGGTTTTAAACAAAGAGGCGTTAGAGTTAGAGATGAAGCATCACCAATACAACCAGGTGAGTTTAAAGACGTAGATGCACCGGGTGGATCTTTAAGAGATGCATTCTTTCCATTACCGTACAAAGAACCATCACCAACACTATTACAATTATTAGGAGTTGTTGTACAAGCAGGTCAAAGATTTGCAGCAATAGCCGATATGCAAGTTGGTGACACAAAACAAAATGCAGCTGTAGGAACTACGATTGCATTGTTAGAGAGAGGTTCAAGAGTCATGTCTGCAATACACAAAAGATGTTACGCAGCTATGAAAGATGAGTTTAGAATTTTATCTAAAGTTGTTGCACAATATTTACCACCAGAATACCCATACGATGTTGTTGGTGGACAAAGAAATATTAAGCAAGCTGACTTTGATCAAAGAGTAGATGTAATACCTGTTGCAGATCCCAATATATTTTCTATGTCTCAAAGAATTACACTTGCACAAACACAATTACAACTTGCAACATCACAACCACAAATACATAATCTGTATCAAGTATACAGAAACATGTATGAAGCAATCGGTGTAAAAAATGTAGACGCAGTTTTACCACCACCTGCACCAAATGCACCAATGGATCCGAGCATGGAACACATAAATGCTTTAGGTGGAAAACCTTTTCAAGCTTTTCCTGGTCAAGATCATAGAGCACACATAACTGCACATTTAAATTTTATGTCAACTAATATGGTTAGAAATAATCCTGCTGTAATGGCGGCGATTCAAAAAAATATTTTAGAACATATTAGTCTAATGGCACAAGAACAGGTACAATTAGAGTTCAGAGAACAAATGCAAGAGATGATGATGATGCAACAACAAGCTGCAGCTAATCCTCAAGTAGCACAGCAGCTGCAAATGCTTACAAATCAGATAGAATCAAGAAAAGCTGTGTTGATCGCAGAGATGACTGAAGAGTTTATGCAAGAAGAGAAGAAAATTACATCACAGTTTGACTCTGATCCACTTCTAAAATTAAAATCTAGAGAGGTTGACCTTCGTGCAATGGAAAATGAACGTAAAAAAGACAACGACGAAGCACAAATAGACCTTGCAAAAGCAAGATTGATGCAACAAGGCGATATTGCTGAAGATAAAATGGAGCAAAACGAAGATTTAGCTAAATTAAGAGCTGGAGTTAGCCTTGCAAAATCAGGAGTTGACCAAGCTAAGGTCATGATAGACAATTAATTATGCCATTAAACAAAAAAGGTAAGAAAATTATGAAATCTATGAAGAAACAATACGGAAAAAAGAAGGGTGAAAAGATATTCTATGCATCTAAGAACAAAGGTGTTATAAAAGGAGTGAAAAAAGGAGCATAAATGCAAAAACTAGATAAAATAAAAGAAGTTAAGGTTGCAGAACAGCAAATTGAAGTAGATCCTAGATCTAAAACAACTGCTGATCAAGCTTTTAACTATATTGGCACTGGTGGACCTGAAGAAGAAGTACAAGGTCAAGGAAAAGTGTTAGCAGAAAAGAAAAGAAAATCTAAGGCGTACTAATGGCCTGGTTTGGACTAGCAAAAGTAGCTTTACAGGCCGGAACGCACATTTTTAAAAAACGTCAAGAGACGAAAATGGCTATGGCTGATGCACAACACATGCATGCAAAGCGTATGGCCGACGGTCAAGCAGAATACCAAGGTAAATTGCTAGAGGCAAGACAATCGGACTGGAAAGACGAATTCGTTTTACTCGTGCTAACGGCGCCGATAGGAGTTTTGGCGTGGGCGGTCGTATCGGATGACCCGATGGCCATGGACAAAGTAAAATTGTTCTTTGAGTATTTCTCGGCACTGCCGTCATGGTTCACAAATTTGTGGATACTTGTCGTCGCGAGTATATATGGTATAAAGGGGACACAAATATTTAGGAATGGTAAAAAATAATGGCTGTAGGATTTTTTGGAAAACAATTATTAAAAAATTTAATTAAAGGTGGTAAACAAAAAACCACTGGCACAGAGGTTGTGCAACCGTTTAAATTTAAACCGTCTAAATCTAAATTAGAAAAAGTAGTTAAAGAATTAGAAATAGATACAGCAAAATCAAAAGGAAGAACAAAAAAAATTATTCAAAAAATGGAGCAAAGTATTGATCCTGCTAGAACTAAATTAAAACAAACAACTCAAAAATTAGCTGGCGAACCAGTCACTAAATCTGGAGTCAGTAAAGGAAAAGATAGAATTAAAAAAATGGGCGGCGGAATGATGGGCCGTAGAATGGGTTATAGTGAAGGATCTTCAAAAGGAAAAGTTCCGACTACACCAAAAGAAAAATCATTAGCAAAACTTGCACCACCAAAAGATAGGATTACATTTGGTGACGTAGTTGCAGGAAGAAAAAAAGGAAAAGCGTAATGGCAAAACTTTGTCCAAGAGGTAAAGCGGCAGCAAAGCGAAAATTTAAAGTGTACCCAAGTGCATATGCTAATATGTACGCATCAGCAGTATGTTCAGGGAAAGTTACACCAGGTGGCAAGAAGAATAGAAAAAAAGCTATGGGTGGTGGAATGATGATGAATACTGATAGAGCTTTCTATGGTAAAGGTGGAGTAGCTAGAGGATGTGGTGCTATAGACCCTTCAAGAAAGAAAAAAACAAGGATGGTCTAATGGCCGAAAAAGGTTTAAGATCCTGGGTCAAAGAGAACTGGGTTGACATTGCAAATAAAAAGAAAGATGGTTCGTATCCTAAATGCGGACGAAGTGGTGGAGAGAAAAGAAAAAATTATCCAAAATGTGTTCCGATAGCAAAAGCTAGAGCAATGTCTAAAGGACAGCGTAGAGGTGCCGTCGCTAGAAAACAAGCTAAATCAAATACAGGACCAACACCTTCAAGAGCTGCAACGTTTGCACCTAAAAGAAAAAAAGCAATGGGTGGTGGATTTATGGCTAGACGTATGGGCACTGTGTAATGAGAAAACAAGATAGACAACCACCTAAAACTAAAAAGTATTTCAGATCCACAAAGTCTGGAGCAGGGATGACAAAAGCTGGGGTCGCCCGATATAGAAGAGAAAATCCCGGTTCAAAACTAAAAACAGCGGTCACTGGCAAGGTCAAGCCAGGATCAAAAGCTGCGAAGAGACGTAAGTCCTTCTGCGCAAGAAGCGCCGGCCAAATGAAAAAGTTTCCAAAAGCTGCAGCAGATCCTAATTCAAGACTAAGACAGGCCCGTAGAAGATGGAAATGTTAAATGGCAGACCCTAAAAAAGGCACAGGTAAAAAACCAAAAGGTTCAGGAAGAAGACTCTACACAGACGAAAATCCTAGAGATACTGTTAAAATAAAATTTGCAACACCATCAGATGCAAGAGCAACTGTTGCAAAAGTTAAACGTATAAACAAACCGTTTGCAAGAAAAATACAAATAC